CTATCTAAGAATAACCCAAATCAAAAACTTGGTGGAGATAGAGCGGCAAATGTCAATCAGATTCGCTCATGGGCTAAAGATTACGGCCTAAATAGCCTTGTTCTTCCAGCGGGTGCGACTGGTGCAGATTATGCTACTAACGCAGCCAACAGCATTGAGATGGGTACTACAAATCTTGATACTTGGAAGACAGATTTGATGAACCAAGCAGCAAATATCTACAAGCCATTTGCCAAGCAAATCATGGATGGCGTCACTGTAGATTCTTTGGCTGCTCCTTACAAGAATGTTCTTAGCGGTTTGCTAGAGAATGTAGATCCAAGCAGCATTGACCTTAGCGCACCTACTGGCTATGGCGCAATGGTTGCCAGTGCTTTGAGAGGCACAGATCCTTCTAACCCACAAGCTATGTCTTTGGATCAATTTATGACACAAGTCAAGCAACGTCCTGAATGGCTAAATACAACCAATGCTCGTAACAGCCTAATGGATACTGCCACAAATATGCTTCGTAACTTTGGATTGGTGGTGGGTCAATAATGGCAAGTGATGTTCAAGTACAGCGTATGATTGATCTTGGCGTACCAGAAGCCAAGGCAGCATCTGCTGCGGTAGCAGCGTCAAATTCTGGCGGTGGAGAAGCATTTAATAAAATTGTTACACAATATGGTGGAACAGTTACTTCTTCTCCAGCAAATCCAACAGCTGGAACAGTTATTGGTCAAACTTCTACACCAAATGGTGATGGAACATATACTGTTACTACCACATATGCAGATGGCAATGGTGGTACATATACGCAAACAAGTATTGCTGGTACACCTATAACCGCAACTGGGCCAACAGGACCTTCATCTGCTTCTGCACAACAAGAAATTGCAAATAAAAACGCATTACAACTAATGCAATCAACTCTTGCTGGCTATGGTATTGACCCAACGGGTGCAATTAGTAACGCAATTCTTGGTCTTACTCAAAGTAACTATGATGCTCAAACTATTACAGCATTGGCTCAAGATCCAAACGCTTCTAAATCAACAGACCCAAATGTAGTGGCTTTGGCTAATGCTTGGCAAACACGTTTTTCTGGTAACACACTTCGTGAAAAGGCTGGACTAACACCATTGGATCCAGCATCATATATTGCCACAGAAAATTCATACAAGGCTGTTATGCAACAAGCTGGACTACCAGCCGCAGCAACAGACAATGCTTTGCTTGGTCAATTGATTGGCAAGGATGTATCTCCAGCAGAAACACAAATGCGTGTAAATGCTGCTATGTCTGCCCTACAATCTGAAGACCCACAAGTCATTGCTCAATTGCAAAGTCAATATGGATTAACTCAAGGCGCACTTGCCCTTCATCTACTTAGCCCAGACATTGCTGCAAATGTTATTCAACAGCAAGTTACTGCGGCTCAAATCGGTGCTGAAGCAGCACGTCAAGGAACTAACATTCAATACGGCGGAACTGGTCCATTGAGTGCTATGGGATTGGCAGCACAAGGTGTAACACAAGCACAAGCCGCACAAGGCTTTGGAACAATTGCTCAGCAGTTGCCAGCCACACAAACATTGGCTGCTCGTTACAACCCTTACGTGGCTCCAGAACAAGTTGGTCAAGCACTTGAAGCATCTACCTTTGGCACACAAGGTGCCGCTGAAGCCGCAGCAGCATTGAAGCGTTTACAGACACAAGAAGTATCCACCTTCAGTGGATCTTCCGGTGCTTCAACTCAAGCACAGAGCCTAGGAATAGCTAACGCTCAAGGCGTTTCATAACAATAAAATCCGTCACTACTCACCAGCATAGATGACGCGTATTTAGACTGGTAGTGGGAGCCAACACTTCTTCCCCTGGAAGTGCTTGCGGCCTGCGTCTCAATCAACACGAAAGGGAGTGCCACATGGCAAACCAATATGATGAAGACGATGACTTTGATGTCACCGAAGAAGTACAAGATGCTAATGGTCCTGCGAATCTTCGCAAGGCATTGAAGCGCGCTGAGAAGGAAAAGAAAGAACTGTCCGAGCAATTGGCACAGATTCAATCTGATCTTCGCTCACGCTCAGTCAAAGACGTATTGGCAACGAAAGGCGTACCTGACAAGGTAGCCAAGTTTATACCTGGCGACGTTAGTACGCCAGAGCAGATTGACGCATGGCTTACTGAAAATGCCGATGTATTTGGTTTTCAGAAGGCTGATGCAGAGTCTGCTCCTATCAGCGAAGAAGAGCAAGCAAACCGCGCCTCATATCAGAGGATCAATGCGGCTACTCAAAATGCTACAACTCCGTCTCGTGATGTTGACTTAATGTCACAAATCTCAGGCGCAAAATCAATAGATGAGTTGAATCAACTTATGGGACAGCCTACTCAACGACGCAGATAGAACATTTTCTATCCATCGCACAAACCTTAAGAAAGAAGGTGACACATGAGCAACGCATATACAGATACATCATCTGGTTCCCTTGGTACTTCTCTAGTACAAACAGCCTATGATCGTTATGTTGAATTCGCTCTCCGTGCTGTACCTCTTATCCGCGACGTAGCGGACAAGCGTCCAGTACAACAAGCAATGCCAGGATCTTCTGTAGTCTTCCAGATTTACACAGACCTATCAGCAGTTACCTCACCACTTTCAGAAGACGTTGATCCAGATGCAGTAGCCCTAGGCAACACTACACCTGTCACCGTTTCACTGAATGAATACGGTAACGCTTCACTTGCTACACGTAAGTTGGAGTTATTCTCACTCTCAGACGTTGATCCAGCAATCGCTGACATCATCGCCTTCAACATGGCTGACTCACTTGACACAACAGTTCTCAACACTCTCGTTGGTGGACCAAATGCAATTGCAGAAGTCAACGGTTCTCTTGTTTCTACCTATGCAGGTACATACACAAACGGAACAACAAACAAGTCAATTCTTGGAACTGACGTAATCAAGTCACGCGACATCCGTACAGCAGTAGCAAAGCTACGCGCTAACAAGGCTGTTCCTCGTCAAGGAGAATACTACTGGACTGGTATCCACCCAGAAGTTTCATTTGACCTTCGCTCAGAAACTGGTTCTGGCGGATGGCGTGATGACCATAAGTTCTCTGAGACTGGTGCTTCAGAATTCTGGCCAGGAACAATCGGAACCTACGAAGGATCAATGTTCGTAGAGTCTCCACGTTTGTTCTCTGCTACAGATGGAACAGGTGCTGGATCATCTTCAGGTACTTTTGGTACATCTTCATATGTTAACGCTACAGGTGGCGTACGTGTATTCCGTACACTCGTTGCTGGTAAGCAAGCACTTGCAGAAGCAGTTGCCGAAGAGCCACACGTTATCTTCGGACCAATTGTTGATAAGTTGATGCGTTTCCGTCCAATCGGTTGGTACGGTGTACTCGGCTGGAGCCGTTACCGTGACGCTGCATTGGTTCGTATTGAATCAACATCTTCAATCCACAACTCATAATTTGAGTTAGTTGTTGTCCTAGCCCTCGCACGTGGGGGCTAGGCGGCAACGCCATGAAAGGTAGCAATGACATACATATTCAAACCGCCAACGGTTGAAGAAGGCCCAGCGGGTTTTTCCCGTTTGTTTTGGCGCTATCGCATTGCTCGTGCAAATACAATTTTAGTTTATGGAACAGCAATTCTCTCAGAGCGTACACCAGGTGTAGATGAGACTCAGAATGCAGATTACTGCTACTTGGGTGGACATGAATATGTCATTAGCCCAGTTGAATATAATATTTTAGTTAACGGCGGTTATGGTCCTTACATAACCACAACGGCGTAGGGGGATAAGTGAATACAGGTAGATACAACATAGCCGTAACCAATGGCACAACCTTTACCCTTGCACCAATTTGGAAGATCAATAATCTTCCTGTAGACCTTACAGGCTACAGCGCGGATATGCAGGTACGCGACATAAGCAATAACCTCATCGTAGAATTATCTACAGCCAATGGCAAGGCAGTTATTAGTGCCGGTCTTGGTCAAGTCACACTAACCCTTACTGCCACTCAAACTAGCGCAGCTAACCTTCCAGTAGGCAATTACAATTATGCTTTGAATCTTACCGATTCAGCAGGCAACGTTTACCAAATCTTGCAAGGCGCGTTTATCGTTAGTGCAAGCGTGGTGCAGTAATGGCCGTAACAGTCAATAGCATCTCAACAGTTGAAATTCCAACGACAACAAATGTGTACAATGTTGCCGTACAAGATGTACTTATCATAGAACTAGGACCAATCGGTCCTCAAGGTATTCAAGGAGCAAGCGGTGCAACAGGACCTACAGGCCCAAGTATTACAGGATCCACAGGCGCTACAGGCAGCCAAGGAAAGACTGGCTCAACTGGCTCCACAGGAAGTACAGGCAGCACAGGCTCTACAGGCTCAACAGGATCCACAGGTTCTACTGGATCTACAGGTAGTACTGGCAGCACAGGGTCTACTGGATCCACTGGGTCAACAGGAGTAACTGGTGCGCAAGGTAACACGGGTAGCACTGGTAACACTGGCCCTACTGGCTCTACTGGCAATACTGGTTCGCAAGGGCAAACAGGTCCAACAGGACCTACTGGATTAACTGGTGCAACAGGAGCAATTGGAAATACTGGTAGCACAGGAAATACAGGTGCCACAGGAATTGTTGGCCCAACTGGACCAACGGGTAGCACAGGTTCTCAAGGAAGCACTGGGCAAACTGGACCAACTGGAAGCCAAGGTAACACAGGTCCAACTGGAGCCGTAGGCTCTACAGGAGCCGTTGGAAACACCGGAGCTACAGGTAATACTGGGGCAACTGGTAATACAGGCTCACAGGGCAACACAGGCCCTACAGGGGCTATTGGAGCGACAGGCTCCCAAGGCAATACAGGTTCTCAGGGAAACACGGGTGCGACAGGTGCTATTGGTAATACTGGTCCTACTGGTTCCACTGGTGCCACTGGCGCTGTTGGTAACACAGGGTCTACAGGACCAACGGGTGCTACAGGAAATACAGGCTCAACTGGAGTTACTGGTCCAACAGGCCCAACAGGATTAACTGGTAATACAGGCGCTACTGGAGCAACAGGTAATACTGGCGCAGGCGTAACTGGTGCTACTGGTGCCACTGGTGCAGGCGGTACGCTAGGCCATTACGGTAACTTTTACGATACTACCACTCAGACCAATGCAGGCGCTACTAGCGCCAACCTTATTACTATTAACACCGATTCTGGCTCAAGTGGCGTAAGCATCGTCTCATCTAGCCAAATTACTTTTGCCTATGCTGGTACTTACTCAGTAAACTTTTTGGGTCAATTCATCACCACTGGCGGTGGAAGCAACTACCAAGTAAACGTTTGGTATGCCCTTAACGGAACTGCTGTGACTCAATCAACCGCAGTCTTTACAACCTCTGGCGTTAACAACCAAGTCCTTGCAAACATTGAAGACTTAGTAACAGTTAATGCTGGTGACTACATCCAGTTCTACTGGTCATCACAAAACACTTATATGGAATTACTAGCAATTGCTGCTGGTTCATCTCCGACTCGTCCTGCATCTCCAAGCGTGAATCTTCACGTTGAACAAATTATGTACACCATACTTGGACCGACGGGAGCAACAGGTGCCACAGGAGCCACAGGTAACACAGGTTCAAATGGATCTACGGGAGCGACTGGCGCAACAGGACCAACAGGGCCGACAGGTAATACTGGAAGCAATGGTCAGACTGGAGCGACGGGGGCTACTGGACAAACAGGGGCAACTGGTTCTACGGGAAGCACGGGAGCAACAGGCCCAAGTGCATCGGCGTTAGTTGATATGCTTTGGCTTGGGGCTATGTGATAGAATAGCGTATGCCCAAGATAGCCGTTTATTCCATTTGTAAAAATGAAATTAAACATATTGAGCGTTACGCAGAAGCTACAAAAGATGCGGATTATCGCATTGTAGTTGACACAGGTTCTACCGATGGTAGTCAAGATAAAATGCGTGAACTAGGTATAACCGTTCATCAAATACATTTAGATCCATTTCGCTTTGATGTGGCTCGCAACACAGCCTTATCACTTGTCCCAGAGGATGCTGATGTCTGCCTTATCTTGGATATGGACGAAGTTCCAGAACCGACCTTCTTTAAGAAAGTCAAACAAAAGTGGATACCAGGTTCACATCTTGGCTGGGTCAACATGGATACTGGTCAAAAATGGGAACGAGACAGACTCCATTCACGATTTGGATGGGTATGGAAATACCCATGCCATGAAGTGCAACTGTGGTACGGCAACGGAGAGACACGAGACTGCGACATACGCAATGCCGTTATCCAACACCTACCAGACAATAGTAAGTCCAGAGGACAATACTTAACTTTACTTGAATTAGCGGTAAAAGAAAATCCACACGATGCTCGTATGTGGACATATATGTGCCGCGAATATTATTTCCACCATAAGTGGGAAGATGTCATCTCAGCAGCTGAGAAACAACTTCCGCTTAATGGCTGGGATGTAGAACAAGCCGCTGTCTGCCGATGGGCAGGTGAGGCTGCTCATCAATTGGGTCGTGAAAATGAAGCTACCCAATGGTATGACAAAGGTGTACAACTTCTTCCCCGTGAAGGTGAATCATGGTATGGCGTGGCTATCAATGCCTATCGCCAACAGAACTGGCCGAGATGCTTAGATGCTTGTGTCAATGTTTTGGAACGGCCTAGATCAGTCCACTACTGCTACGAATCAGCGGTATGGGATTGGAAGGCTTTTGATCTTGCCTCAATCGCCGCTTACAACCTTAAGCATATTGACGAAGCAATTGTCTTTGCTGAAAATGCTGTTAAGGGTAATGGCGAAGAAACAGAGCGTATTCAACGCAACCTACAATTTTTTAGACAGGTGAAGAATGGACCATCAACACAAGGACAAAGTTCTTGAATTTGGATTTAACGAAAAGCACGATTGGATCGTAGTCAAGTACGGTTGCACAGAGTGCGATGTAGTTTCAGATAAACCATTTCCACATGTAGTTTTTGAGACTGGTCATAAAGACCATACAACTTATGTAGATGGTTGCTTTGGTTGCAAGATCGGTACGCTAGAACTTTCCACTGGTGATGCCGGTAGGTCAGATTCTATGTCTGATAAAAAGTGGACGGCAGAGTTAGATGCTTATGCAGATGCTCGTTCACAAGGTATTCAACCAGCGGGTACAACAATGAAAGCAGTTGCTGAAGCAAAAGAGGCTAGTGACAAACTAGGCGTTGCATTTAACGCAGAATCTATGCCAGCAGCATCCAAGATTACCAAGCAGTCTGCAAAGGTAATGAAAGAGACAGGGGTAGTATAAATGGCTTATAGCGAAAAGGCTGATAAGAAGCAAGACGCCAAAGTTACAAAAGGATTAAATACTAAGCAAAAGGCAGCCTTTAAGAAGGCTGATACTGCAATGGATAAAAAGAAACCATCTGCTAAGGCTGATGCCAAAATGGATAAAGCCCTTGTAGCAAAAATCAAGAAGGGTAAGTAAATGGCAGCAGTTAAAAAGGGTATGGGCTTTAAAGCCGCTCAA